GAAAGTTATGGGCCTCTACCTGAGTAATTTTAGAAAACGTTAATTGTTTTAAATCAAACTCAATAGTAGGTTCTGTAACTCCATATATATGATAATCAAGTATTTTATTTATTCTTCCAATATGAATCTCATGTTCATATATCCAAACCAACTTATGGTTGGTTTGATTTTCAACAAATGATGATTTTATTCTATCTTTAGGGGTTCCGGAGTATCCAAATTCTTTGAATTTATGGAAATAATCACCTTGACACTCAATAAGCAGGTTTATACTCGGAACATAGAAGTCAAAAGAATAAGGTCCAACAGAATGAGATCTAATGTAGTCTATTTTATACCTAGATTTAAGAACATTTTCCACAATTCTCTCAGTCAGAGGATTGGCTAGTTTAGCCTCCATTCCGGGTATATCGAGAGTGTTTGAGACCCCATACTTACTCTGAAGGGTTTCAACTGTCTTCTTCCTCATGCATTTCCTACATGATATTTTCTCCATTTTAGAAGTAAATTTACTCATGACCATTTCAATATCACATTGGCAATAATCACATTTTGCAATTATTTTCTTATTGGAGTATTGGCTTACGTCTTTTGGATGGTAATTAAATTTTTCCATAGTAAGATTGATGTTTATTTTAGAGAGATTTATTTCAGGTCTTCTTTTTAAATAGAACTCATGCTTATCTTCGGAACTATTTAATCTACTATATACAGAAGCTATGGCATCACATTGCTTACAAGCATTATACTCATGTTTAGAAAGAACTGGAAGAGTAGTTTCAAAATCATTAGTACAAAAATCGCATTTTGCTATGATTTTCTTTTTTGATTTGTTGGGAATTTCTATAGGTGAATAACCGAATTTATTTTTTGTCTCTAAATGATTGATACCACGAATCTTATGGACATCAATGTTTTCATATTTAACTTTGTCTGTTTTAACTTTCTCTTTCGGAACGCGATATCCAGGAATCTTTTTAAGGTCAGAAGTTCCGTACCTTTCCATTAAAGTAAGTTCATGATTTCTGATCTTAATTTCTTTGACATCTCTATTTTTCCAATCAGAACAATTCCTCCTATGCCTTTTCATTGTTGGGTATGAATTGGCGGTCTTCCCACATATACATGGGTGAGGAATAGATTGAAATTTAGAGACCATTAACTTAAAATACAATGAAGGGAATCGACTTAAGTCGATTCCCTTCATTTAGTATCAAAAATGATTCTTATGATCTGACGCGAACCGAGAGATTGACCATTATATATTCCAGCGGAAAGACCGGAATATATATTGCAGAAACTCTGATTATCGTAGGGTCGTTCTCATCAACCACAACCTCGACACCGGCAACTCTATTCACGATCTGAGAACCGATCAGATTGTTGAAAGTGCCGGTGAGAGTGCTGTTGATCGAGGTAATGAGAGAAGCAGTGAGCTTCTGGCCGATATATACGTCAAGAGCAGCGCGGAGAGACTGCTGTACGAATTGAATCGTAAGAGTCACTGAGGGTGTGCGGGTAAGGACGCTCTCAACGTTGGTCGTAAGACCATGTCGAACGCGCATTCCCGTATCAAGTTGGTCGATGATGGTGACACCATTGACAGCAACTTGGTTTGCCTCAGTCGGGTCCATGACACGGCCAAGACGCTTGAAACCAATGACCTGACGGCGAGTCAAAGGAGTAGCAGCATCAAAGGCGGGGTTCGTAAGAGAACCGGCCAAAGCAGCTGCAGCGTAGGAGCTATCTACGAGTTGATCGGTCGTGTTCCCGACGGCATCCTCAACTGAGATGACGAAAGAATCGGGATAAGTCACGAGCATAAGCTCGGAGTTCAAACCCTTAGCTATAGCCTGGACACCCGTCGGACTCGTTCCAGCCGAAACACCCACAACACCAATGCGCTCGCCTTCCTGACGGGGTGAGCCCATGAAGATGCAGTGCTGATTCAGATAGGAAGAAATGAGGGGATCAGTTCCAAGAGGCGTAATGACATCGGGCTTAACGGAACCCGAAATGGGTTTCCGCATCTCGTCAATAGCTGCAGTGAATGACCCCACCGAAGCTTGAGAAGTGCCGGAAACCTTGAGAACCTGCTTCAAGGCGACCACAACCGCACCATTCAACTGGGCGAGTCGAGCAGCCAAAGAAAGAGGGAACTCAGGGGTTGGGGAACCAAAAGCGGACTGGATCTTCCGATTGTCCCGGAAGAGCTGAGTCGAAAGGTCCGACTTCTGATATTCGTAGGAGATGTAGTAAATATCCCCTACGGCAGGCTCTGCACCCGAACGCTGGTAGGTGTTCAGAATGGCAGTCGTATCGGGATTCATGCCGTTTGTGTTATAAACCGTGGTCTCAACACCAGCAACAGCACGGATCGGGATAGCACCATCAGCAAGGAAGGACTGATTCACGACCATCGTGAAGCTACCACCGCTTGTGTAGTCTCCAGAAGAAGCCGGGAGGATGGTGAAACGAAGACCTGTGGTTGAGTCTGTGTAAGACTGTCCAGGGAAGCCAGTTCCATGGGACCCGAGGGAACCCTGCGAACTCGCGACCAAGAAACCACTCTGGGCGTTCTCTCCAACGTCCGAGGTAGTCCCGGGAATAATCCCAAGGCCTGTGTCGGTGATGAACGCAGTGTTGGTCACACTTGAGAAAGAGAGAGTCGATGTGTTGCCCACAGTCCGACTGTTGATCTCAAGATACGAACCAAGTCCGGGCTCCGACACGCGATAGGCAACAGCCAACGTGACAAAAGCGGAAGCGGCATTGAGCGCGCCCGATATGTCAGCTGCGCTGGGTTGGTGACGTTGCACCGTAATACCAGAAACGAATCCGAGGATATCGTTTGCAGTACCAGTATTCTTAACTTCAATGTTCGACTGGACCGTGTTCAAACGCGAAGTAAGAACCAATTGATTCGCATTCGCACCAAGTCCGACACGAGCCACAAGCTCCGACATCACGGATGTGGTTACGTTTGCAGTGTCGTTAGTACCATGGGCGTGAATGAGACCTTCAATGTCCGAAAGGTGGGTCTCATATTTTGCCTGAAGCTCGGTCGTGAGGGTAATGGTCGTGGGATCAGAACTCGCGTCTGCCGATGTGATTATATTCGTTGCATCAGCAACGAAGTGAACACCGACCTGCGAATAGTGAGCATTAAGGGCAGCCTTAATGGCATTAGACAGAGTCTGAGCCGTGAGCGAATCAATGGCGTTTGCTGCCGCCACGATGTTCACAGCATCATTGATGATGTGAACACCAGACTGAATACGGTGAAGGTTGAACTTGACCTTGATGTCGTTCAAAAGCGGGAAAGTATCCGCAATGACGGCAGGAGGAACCAAGGAAGTCTGGGTATTGACGGAGTCGTCATAACCATGAACTCCGAGCTGAGCCAAGTGAAGGTTGTAGGCGTCCTTCAAATGGTTGGCCAGAACCACAGCACTCTGGAGATTCGTTGCATCAGCAACGGAAACCAGGTTCGACCCATCATCCATCTGGTGAACACCAGACTGGGAAAGATGGGCATTGAACTTAGCCTTGATATCATTCAAAAGGGTGATTGAATCACCCAGTGTGACAGCGGCAGCCAAAACAACCGAGTTGGTAACGTCAGCAGCGACATGGAAAACAGTAGAAACGCGGTGTGCGTTGTAGTCTCCGCGAAGCTCATTGGAGAGCGCAATCACATTCGCGGTGTAGGTCGCAATATCGGTAGCTGAGGCTACAGCGATGTACTGATCATTGATCGCTTCGACAACTTCGGTCAAACCAATACCAGTCCCCGAGGGGAGGGTTACTGAAAGATCCGAACCATCGACGTTCAACTGAAGGGAGTCATCCACACCACTCGTGATGGTGAATGGAGCATCCTTAGTACCAACCAAGGTAGCTACCTGGTTGATAGCATTGTAAGAGCCAGTAGCTGACTGATTGGCCGCAAGTCCGACCTTCGTCGTCGCATCTGTCTCGCCCGAAACTGTCGGGGAAAGAACAGAAACACTGCTCAGGAGACCGTTAGTGAAGGAAGGAACGCCGCGTCCCTTGATCATCAAAATGCTCTGTGTCCCGTACGTAAGAACGGAGGCAAGAGCATTCGGAGATGTGGAAGCAAACGTCCCTGAACCGTCACTATGAGTCTGGGTGTCGGCATCGATGGTGACGTTTATGGCAGCAGCGACCTGAGCCATCGTCGTGGCAGCAGAGACGTCCGTCGACGCGAGAACGATCCCATCGATCTTGAACACCAACCTGTCTGTAGACAGGAACGCGAGAGGAGCAGTGACGCCACTCGATATCATCGTTGCACGATAGGCCAACGACAGATCAACAGTTGCCGCAGGATTGCCATCAACAATTACACCACCAAATTTCCTGGTGTAAGTGAAAATATCATACGGCTCCTGGCCCGAACCCGTCACTGAAGCATGGGTTGCAGGGTCAATGGAATTGTCGAAAGTGACAGTTACGGTCTCAGGAACGGGATTACCGTCTCCTGTATGGAGAGCATCAGGAACACTCTCGGAACCCGAGGGCCACTGAACAGTAGTTGAGAGACCGCTCTTGACGCCGAATTTGACGCCAAAGAGGTCACTACCGGTCTTCTGTGAGCTGACCTTATAAGTACCAACGCCAGCAGGACCGGAGCTAATCACCGAGAAGGTGTAGCTATCATCCTGAATTCTGTTATACCAGAACGTGGCATAGGCATTATAATCAGCAGGAACGGTGCCCTTGAGAGTAATCGTATTATTTGACGAATCGACCTCAAGAACCGTAACTGCTGGGCGCGAAGCCGCGTCTCTCCACGTTTTGCCAGTATAGACAGTGACGAGATCAGGACGATCAGTAGGAAGATCGATACGACCATTTGTCACAGTCTGGTATAGACTGGAACCGAGTGGGGTATCACGACCATTTCCAGTCGTCGGCTTGATCGGAAGAACGAACTTGGTCGTTGAAACCGAGCCAGTTACTGAATCGGAGTATCTCTCACAAAGCTGGCCATAGATTCGATTGTCGACAAGAAAACCAACAATCTGAGTGGAGCCGAAAGCGATGCTACCGGTCTTCACACCCTCGATGACCTGGAAAGAGGTACCCCACTGGATCTTCGACATATCGCCCTCATTGGCGATTGTGAAGTCCACACCTTCGAGGTAGTCACGACGACTCGGCCCGATGCCAACATTGCCGACCGAAGTCACCTTGCTGTTGGGAAGATAGTCGAACGTATCCTGGAAGGTATTGAAGTAGTACTGGATCGTTACAATTGAACCGGCACGAGGAGCGAACGGGAGAGTGACCAAACGGTTGGCACCATCAACAGCAACTGCAATGACCTGCGTACCGTTGACAACGACGACGACCTTTGTCGGGTCTGTAGTCGTGATGCCGCCGTCGGAACCGTCAACGATGGGACCATTGAAAACACGGAAACTCTTGGTCCGGTTGGTGTAATCACCAGGGTTAAAACCAAGGGCACCATTAGCCGTTCCAGAACCTATCTGGATGTTGCCGGTGGCCACAAGCTGAACGTGATTCAGACCCTGTGCATCGATGTGCACAGAAGCGGTCAGACCGGAGATGGCAGCTGAATTGATGTCGTTAGCAACGTCGGTTGCAGTCCGAGTACCACTCGTCAAAATGATGGAACCGATGACCGCATCGTTCACGGTGACATCGAGACGATCATTTGTACTGGCAGTGATGGTATAGGTCTCAGCCTGCGGAGCCACAAGGACAGCAGAACCGGCTGTCACCTGTGCAGAAACCGTATCCGTGACACGGGTATCTTTGCGATGGAAGTAGTAATTTATGGTTACGAAATCGGAAGCAGTAGGAGGAACGAGAAGAGTGATGATGCCGTTTACG